GTATTTGTTTAACAATTACAACATACAACAACAACAACATAACACAACAAACAACAACATGTCACACACACAATCAACAATCAATACCAAGTTTGTCGAGGCCGGTATGGGCAGAAACGCCCTCGTCAACGATCTTGCAACACGAGCCGTTTATGACAAGATGGCTAGTGAAATGCAACTACGTGCTAGACGCCCAAAAATCAACTTCTCGAAAGCAGTGAATCAGGAACAAACACTGCTGGCAATGAATGCATATCCCGAGTTTGAGATCACCTTCGTAGGGAACCAAAACGCGGTCCACTCGCTTGCGGGTGGGCTTCGTGCTTTGGAACTCGAATATATGATGACACTTGTTCCTTACGGGCACGTCACCTACGACATTGGTGGAAATTTCGCATCTCACCTTTTTAAAGGAAGGGATTACGTACACTGCTGTGCACCTAATCTCGATATTCGCGATGTCGCAAGGCACACAGCCCAACAGGACTCAATCATGAACTATTCTGCAAAGCTCGAAAGCCAACAACGAGTGATTCCAAAGTTTCAGCTGGAAGCTTTCAATAAGTATGCAAATAATCCTCGTTCCGTCGTCTGTAACAACACTTTCCAAACATGTGAATTCGAGCCTTCTGCTGAGCGTGTATACGCAGTTGCACTCCACAGTATATACGATATTCCTGTCGATGAGTTCGGTGCAGCCTTACTCAGAAAGAATGTGCATAAATGCTTCGCAGCCTTCCACTTTTCGGAGAATCTTCTCCTGGAAGTCGATAGTTGCAATCTAGAGGAAATCGGCGCTTCTTTTGTCCGCAACAACGATAATTTGTCCTTTTTCTTTCATGGTGAGAGTACTCTTAATTATTCGCATTCGTATAGAAATGTTATTAAGTACGTGTGTAAAACCTTTTTTCCCGCATCTAATAGATATGTTTATCATAAGGAGTTTATGGTTACTCGTGTTAATACGTGGTTCTGTAGTTTTACTAAGGTTGATACTTATGTGCTTTTCCGCGGTGTTTATAGAACAGATGTTGATTCCGAACAATTTTATCAATCGATGGACGAAGCCTGGGAGTACAAGAAGAGTTTAGCAATGCTAAATAGTGAGCGAACCATTCTGAAAGACAGCTCAGCTGTCAATTATTGGTTTCCAAAGGTGAAGGATATGGTCATCATACCTCTTTTCCATGGTTCTTTAGCATCTGGAAAGACGAAACGAACAGAGGTCATGGTAGACAGGGACTTTGTTTATACTGTTCTTAATCACATAAGGACATATCAAGCGAAGGCTCTGACTTACCAAAATGTTTTATCCTTTGTCGAGTCTATTCGGGCTCGTGTGATTCTCAATGGAACAACTGCCAGGTCGAACTGGGACGTTGATAAAGGAAACCTCCAAGCACTTGCTATGACTTTTTTCTTGCAAACTAAATTGGCAGCTGCTCAAGATGAACTGGTTACGGCGAAGTTTAGAACATTTGATCAATCGGTGAAAGAATTACTGTGGCAGCGTGTTTCAGATTTTTTCGGGGATGTTTTTCCCTCTGTGAAGGACAAACTTACGGCACATGGGTTGATTAAGATCTCAGAAAAGGAACTTGAAATCAAAGTTCCAGATTTGTACGTCAGCTTTGTGGACAGATTAGTTTCTGAGTACAAAGCTTCTGAAGAATTAGCGGATTTGGATCTGACAAAACCGCTCGAAAAAGCTGAAAAATTTTACAAGGCACTATCTGAGTTGTCCATTCTTAAGGACTCTAGCGAATTTGATGTTGAAGAGTTCAAAACTTTTTGCAACGAGAAAGACGTTGACCCGGAAGTGGTAGCGAAGGTTTTGGTGGCTGTGGCGGAAGGTCAACTGACTCTTCCGTATGAGAAACCAACACCTGCAAGTGTGTCTGATGCACTTGCTCCGAAGATACATGAAGATGAAGAAGAAATTCTCCTCGTAGGGAACACGGATGAGTTCCCCAGGCTCAAAGAGATCGATTCGGTTACTCTCCCGCTTGCCGGGATATCTGGAACTAAACGGGGTTTTTCACCGGCGTCATCCTTTCATTTGTTACCCGTGGAAGATTTTAGGAAGAATATGTTATCAGTCGTGTACACTGGTTCGCTGAAAGTTCAACAAATGAAGAACTATGTTGATTACTTATCAGCCTCCGTGTCGGCCACTGTTTCTAATCTCTCTAGGTTGTTAAACGACACAATTGGTATGGACAACGATGTCAGGGAAAAGGCTGGTGTTTTTGATGTCCGTTCGGGTAAATGGTTGATTACTCCGACAGGGAAATTACATGCTTGGGGTGTGGTTGAGTTTTTGGATAGAAAGAAGAGAATTGTTCTACTTGATTGGACTTGTGATTCTGTTCCTACATGTCAACCTGATTGGGTCCGACTCGCTGTTTCAACGGACACGTTGATATACTCGGACTTAGCAAAACTTCAAAATTTGCGAGGGAGCTTACGTGATGGAGAACCGACTGAACCGAAAGCAAAAATAATTCTGGTTGATGGTGTGCCTGGTTGTGGGAAAACAAAGGAGATCTTAGAGAGGTGCGACTTCACAAAGGACTTGATTCTCGTCCCTGGTAAGGAAGCTTCAAAGATGATAATCAAACGTGCAAATGCTGGGGGGAAAAATCGTGCGAATCAAGATAATGTAAGGACGGTCGATTCCTTCCTTATACATATGAAGGGGACGCAAGTTAAGAGGCTTTTCATCGATGAAGGTCTGATGCTTCACACTGGTTGCGTGAATTTCTTAGCACTTTTTTCACATTGTGAAGAGGTTTTAGTGTACGGTGACACACATCAAATCCCGTTCATTAACAGAGTTGCGAATTTTCCGTATCCATCACATTTCGCGCAACTACAGTACGATTCGGTAGAAAAGAGAAGAGTGACGTTGAGGTGTCCAGCAGATGTAACGCATCATTTGAACAGTCAATACGACGGGAAAGTAATGTGTACTAGTTCAATTCTTAGGTCTGTAGAATGTGAAGTAGTTAGAGGTAAAGCTGTGTTAAATCCAAAAACCAAACCCCTTTCAGGGAAGATAATTACTTTTACGCAGTCCGATAAGTTAGAGTTACAAAATAAGGGTTACGGTGAGGTAGATGTTTTAGACGTAAATACTGTTCATGAAATTCAAGGAGAGACATATGAGCATGTTTCCTTGGTTAGGCTTACGCCTACACCGTTGGAGATTGTCTCACATGGATCTCCTCACGTTCTTGTTGCTTTAACTAGACATACGCAGAGTTTAAAGTACTATACTGTTGTTTGGGATCCTGTCGTTAAGGTCATTTCAGATTTAGGTAAATTATCAAACTTTATTTTAGATATGTATAAAGTCGAAAAACCTGTCCAATAGCAATTACAGATAGAGAGTGTCTTCAAGGGTTCGAATTTATTCGTTCCAGCAGCAAAGAGTGGAGATCCTATGGATCTTCAATTTTACTATGATACTCTCTTACCTGGTAATAGTACTATTTTGAATAATTTTGATGCTGTTTCTATGGTTCTTAGTGATAATAGTTTGAATGTTAGAGATTGTGTTATAGATTTTTCTAAGTCGGTTCCGGTGCCTCGAACTGTTGCTTCGAAGGAATTCTTAGTTCCTGTTTTGAGGACAGCTGCAGAAAGACCCAGAACACCGAGTCTTCTTGAGAACTTGGTCGCGATGATTAAAAGGAACTTCAATGCCCCGGATCTGACGGGTGTCATTGACATTGAACAAACAGCGGGTTACGCCGCAGAAAAGTTTTGGGAAGCATTTATACTTCCGGAGTTTTCAGGTGGGACTTCAGGAATGTTGACAACGGACATGGTACACAGGTGGTTGGCAAAGCAAGACGAGGCGACAATAGGACAATTGGCCAACTTTGACTATGTAGATTTGCCAGAAATTAGTGCTTACAAGCACATGATTAAGACTCAACCCAAACAAAAGTTGGATTTAAGTATCCAAGATGAGTATCCTGCGCTGCAAACGATTGTTTATCATTCTAAGCAAATCAACGCAATTTTCGGTCCGATGTTTTCAGAGTTAACTAGACAGTTGCTTGAGAGAATTGATGGGAGTAGATTTTTGTCTTATACAAGAAAAACTCCGTCTCAAATTGAAGATTTCTTTTCTGATCTCAATGCGAATGAAGCCATGGACATTTTAGAGCTCGATATATCCAAATATGACAAATCACAAGGTGAATTTCATTGCGCGGTCGAGTACAAAATTTGGGAGCTCTTGGGAATCGACGCGTACTTGGAAGAAGTGTGGAAGCGAGGACACATGAGAACATCGCTCAAAGATTACACTGCAGGAATCAAGACCGTTTTGTGGTATCAGAGGAAGAGCGGTGATGTAACGACATTCATTGGAAACACGATAATCATAGCAGCTTGTTTAGCAACTTTGGTACCAATGGATAGAGTGATTAAAGCTGCATTTTGTGGAGACGACAGTATCATATATTTGCCCAAAGGATTGGACTTACCTGATATACAGATTGGGGCAAATTTGATGTGGAATTTCGAAGCCAAATTGTTTAGAAAAAACTATGGTTATTTCTGTGGTAGGTATATTATACATCATGATAGGGGTGCTATTGTATATTATGATCCTTTAAAGTTAATATCTAAATTAGGTTGTAAACATATTAAGGATTTCGAGCATTTAGAGGAGTTTCGTATTTCTTTGAGTGATGTTTGCTCGTCTTTGAGTAACTGTGCTTATTTTGGTCAGTTGAATGATGCAATTGCTGAGGTATATCCTACCGCAGTAAATGGGTCGTTTGCTTTTTGTTGTATTTCTAAGTTTTTGTCTGATAAGACTTTGTTTCGTCGTTTGTTTTTAGATGGCAATAGTTCTTTCTAAGCCAAAGGTGAGTGAGTTCCTTAACCTTACAAAGGCCGAGGAAATTCTTCCGAAGTTTTTAACTAGATTGAAGACTGTTGCCATTTCTACGAGAGACGTAGTTTCCGTTAAGGGAACAACGGATCTAGTGGATATAGATCTCTTACGTGATGTTCCCGTAAATAATTGGCGTTACGTTGGTATTGTGGGTATTGTTGCGTCCGGAGAGTGGTTGTTACCGGACAATGTTTCTGGTGGTGTAGCTATTAGTTTTGTTGATAAGCGTCTTGTTGATTCTCGTGAGGCTATACTAGGTACGTATAGAGCGGCGGCGGTCGAGAAACGGTTCCAATTTAAATTAATTCCTAATTACTTTGTGTCCCAAGAGGATGCTCTTAGGAGACCCTGGCAAGTCCAGGTTTCGTTAAAGGGATTAAAATTCGAAGAAGGGTTCTCACCGCTTACGCTTGAGTTTGTTTCTGTTGTCGTTTGTGCTAATAGTGTGGTTACTAAGGGTTTGCGTGAAAGGCTTAATAATGTGGGAGATCCAAATGTTGAAGTTTCAGAAGTTGTCGTTGATGAGTTCGTGGACTCGATTTCCGCTTCACAGTCGTTAAGCCGTGCTCGTAATAAATACGTTCGTGGTAATGGTAAGGTTGGGAATAATAGTGGTGGTTTTAGTAAGTATAATCGTCATCAGCCGGAGAGGTTCGCCGGCAAGGCTATGTATAATTCTAAAAATGTCGTACGTGGTGGTACTTCCGAACCAACTGCAATTCTTCACAAACGCATGGGCGGATCCAATTCAATTGATGAATCTTTGTTCAGCGTCGCTGAGTCAGATCTTTCAGACTCAGGCTGCGCGTGATGCAGTGCGTGAGCAGTTTGGCAACACTCTCAGGAGTGTTGTCACACAGACAACGAGGTTCCCAGAAGCAGGGTTCCAAGTGTACATAAATGACGCGGCACTGAAGCCGCTTTGGGAAAATTTACTTAAGTCCTTTGACACCAAGAATAGAATTCTTGAGACAGAGGAAGAGACTCGCCCTTCAACAGCAGAAGTGCTTAACGCAACGCAGCGTGTTGATGATTCAACAACTGCAATTCGTGGAGCACTACAGAGGCTTTCTGATGAGCTTAATAGAGGTTCTGGCTATATGAACAGAACTTCTTTTGAGACTATATTGCTGTGGTCTGCTGCCACTGCAAAATAGTGGTGCATACTATAATGCATAGTGTTTTATCCTCCACTTAAATCGAAGGATAGTGTTCTTCCTACTTGAAGGAAGTTCTGTGGGTGAACTGGCTACACAAACCGGAAGGGATGTGTAGTTCTACAGAGTATAAACCAGGGGGTTTAAGTCCCTATAGTGGTGCATACTATAATGCATAGTGCTTTTCCCTCCACTTAAATCGCGCCC